GAGGTAGAGCTGAGGTAGAGCTGAGGTTTTACTTAGGTGGAGCTTAGGTGGGACTAGGTCCCGATTTGTAATTAAAAGACTAAAGGCCTCTCCAGACAAGGATCGCCTAATGTCTCCTAATGTCTTGGATCAGGTAGGTCATTGGTCATCGGATAGTGTATCCGTTGACCCAGGAAAGCTAGGTTTATCAATGGTTTACACCAGCTCCCCTATACGCTGACCAGGAATTAGGTACCATCCTCGAAGATTTGACCCCCAGGTACCTCTTTAGATCAATAGATTTCAAAATGGGGTTAAAGGGTTGTCGTTGTTGTTGTTGTTGTTAGACCTCTCAAGGCAGACCCCCAGCCCCACAAAAGTAGGGACCCGACGCTACAAAAGCGGTCCCCCTCACACATAAGGAACCAACCGACATGGCATTGGAGTCAGCTACGTATGTCGATGGATTGAACACAAGTAATCCAGCGGCAACAGATGGCCTATCGCAGGCAGACGATCACCTGCGCCTGCTGAAGTCCACCATAAAGAACACCTTCCCGAACATCAGTGCAGCAGTGACCGCTACAGCTGCCGAGATAAACAAGCTTGATGGTGCGGACGTCACCACAGCCGACCTAACCAAGCTCGGGGATGTCACGGCAACTGCAGCAGAGCTTAATTACTCATCGGGTGTAACCAGCAGTCTCCAGACACAATTAGATGATAAGGTAGAGACAAGTGTCACCATCAGCGCAGGCACTGGTTTAACTGGTGGTGGTACTCTAGCGGCTAACCGTACTATCAGTCACGCTGACACGTCATCTCAAGCATCTGTAAGTAACAGTGGTAACACCTTTATCCAGGGTATAACTCTAGATGACTTTGGTCACATCACAGCGATAGCTTCAGCTGCTTCTAGTGCACTGACTGTAACGAGTTATGACTATGATACGTCATCTGGCTTGAATAATGCCAATGACACATATGGATCTATAGAGTTATCAAACGGTCTAATTATTAAATGGGGGGTCGATGTACAAACTGGGTCTATTGCAGAGCGTACCGTCACCTTCAAAGACTCTTCTGGTACCGCTGACCCTTTTCCAAACAACTGTTTTGCCGTGATAACTCAAATAGGTGACAGGTATGCGGCGGGTGTTGATTCCAGGTACTTTTCAAGTTGGGATCGTGATAGATCCGGGTTTACAACATTAACCAGCAGTACCATCCCAACCACATTGTATATCGCCATTGGTAATTGATCTTTAGGAACCAAATGTATGCCTAACGTCCCTATCCGAGATCTCGGGGCCGTAGGCGTAATAACTGATAAAGACCCATTTACCCTGCCTCTTAATGCATTCACTAGGGCAAAGAACGTCAGGTTTGACCAGGGAGCCATCAGACGTGCTCCAGGCTTCCGTGATGTCAATGACTTCTCGTACACACCACGGCATATCTACAGTACGTTCAACGCTGGTGGTTTTGACCAGATCTATCTGATTACTGACGACTTCGACATCTATGAGTACGTCAACGGGACCACTACACAGGTACTTAACTCGGCGTTATCTGCGTCTGATACCCCTGTCACTGGGTCTCAGCTTGCAAACGTCACCTACTTGAACCGGGCAGACTCGGTTCCATACCACAGGAAACCAGCAGACAGTGCATTCACTGCGTTACCAAACTGGGACTCAGGATGGCGTGCAGCATCTCTAAGGTCATTCGGTGACTTCCTGATCGCAATGGACATGACAGAGAGTAGTACGTCATATCCAACCCGTGTTCGTTTCTCAGATATAGCCTTAGCTAACAACCCTCCAGGCAGCTGGGATGCTACAGACACAACCAAGTCTGCAGGTTTCAACGACCTGGTTCAGATGACCACCCCTATCATCGATGGTGCCACCCTCGGTAACAACTTCCTGATCTATTCGTCAGACCAGGTGTGGTCGATGGATTTCGTAGGTGGAACATTCATATTCAACTTCCGTAAGCGGTTCGATGACGCTGGTGTCATCAGTCAGAACTGTATCGCTGAGGTGAACGGTAAGCATTATGTCTTCGATAATGACGACATCTATGTCACTGATGGCCTCTCGAAGCAGTCTATAGCTGACGGGCGTGTCAGGGATTACATCTTTGCAGGCATAGACAACAGCACAAAAGAGATGTGCTTTGTTCAGTACGACCAATCTAGAGATGACGTCTATTTCTGCTACAGGTCTGGCGATGACATGTCAGTCTTCACCGAAGAAGACGGGTGTAACCGGGCAGCGGTCTTCAACATACCGAGTAACACCTGGACGTTCATAGACCTTCCAAATGTCGTCAGTGGGTCCACGGCCAACGTAAGCACAAGCTCAACCTATGCGAACTCAAGCCTAACTTACGGTACAGCTGGTGGAACTTACGCATCCCAGGTATCAGGGTACAACCGACATACTCTTATGTTTGGACGCTCGATGGCATCAGAGGGCATAAGTGATCACAAGCTCTATGCGTTAGATGGTATCGATGAATATTCGACTGTCTCGAAACCACTGAACACTGTGGCTACACAACCAGTGTTTCTAGAGCGTATCGGTATAGACCTGGATGAACTCCAGGTACCTCTCTCTGGCTACAAGAACATCCGAAAGATGATGCCTCAGTTCTCCACTGTGGCCACAGATAAGACCTTCGATGTCACCATGGGTGCTGCCGATCTGCCGAATTCCACGCCAAACTATGGTTCTACATACAACTTCGATAGCGGTACCGAGTATAAGATCGACTCAAGATCAGCTGGTAGATATCTGAGCTATAAGATCACCAGTTCTACCGAGAAAGACTTCGATCTCAATGGATTTGACTTCGACATCATAACGACTGGGAGACGTTAGCGATGGCGGTCAACAAAGTCACAGACATCACGATCCAAGGTTACTCTCGAGGATCTATTCCGGACGTTCCAGAGGCTCTCAGGTTGTATGTTGATCAGGAACTCCAGGAGATCGAGAACACCATAAGATCTGTCATAGAGGGTTCCATCCAGGTCCTGGACAACCCCCCTGACAACCCGAAGAAGGGTATGGTGAGATACGCCGTGTCTCCATGGGACCCATTAGGGGACGGAACCCAAGGCCTGATGGTCTACAACGGTTCTGCTTGGGTGCAGGTATGATCTTAAAACAGGATCTCGAGCTAAGGACTTCTATCATGAAGTTCGAAGCTATGATGATGTATGGCGTTGAAAAGGGCCAGATCAAGGACGAGACAGATAAAACAGAACTAGAGCATTTCTTTACGCCCACGGACGATGACTATGGGTGTTCGACCTATGCTAGGCAGTTATTTATGCCAAAGGGCATGGTCGTGGTCGGTAAGCTTCACAAGAAGCCTCATCTGACTTTCTTAATGAAAGGTACCATCCTGGTGGTGTCAGAGAACGGTGGACGTCAGCGTCTGACTGGGCCTCTGACCTTTGTTTCTCCAGCTGGTGCAAAGCGTGTCTTCTACATCGAAGAGGACACCATCTTAACGACAGTACATTTAACCAAACAGACCGAAGAAAAGGACTTAGACAAAGTCGAGGAAGAGGTCATCAGCCCAACTTACGAAGCAATGGGGCTCGAAGAGCCAGACCTGAGTGGTCTGAATGCTTTTCTTGAACAGAAGGAAACCTAAGCATGGCATGGGTAGCAACAGCGGCAATTGGATCAGCCATCATTGGCGGAGGTTTGTCGTATCTCGGTGGGAAGCAGCAGTCAAAAGCTATCAACCAAGCAAACGCGATGAACAATCAGTATCTGAACGCAGCCATGCCTTACGTCAGAGATAACCTTGATCAGGTTAATCGAGACTATAGAGATGTCAGAGACGTTGGTCCTTACCAGGGTGAGACATACGCAGACCCTAACAAAATGCAGCTCGATGCAAACCAGGCCCTCTATGGATACGGTAATCAAAACCAAAGTCTTGGCCAGAGTATTATGGATCGGACTGGTGGTTTCGTAGACAACCAAAACAACCTGTTCGACGCCTATTCAGGCATGGTCAATCGACCTGACATGATGACCAAGGCTGACCAGTTTGCCCAGGACAACATGAGCCCCATCGTCAAAGCCATGATGCGTGACGACACACGTCGGCTCGAAGAGCAAACACTGCCTGGTATTAACATGTCTGCATCAGGATCTGGAAACGCTAACTCCAGTAGAGCAGGTGTAGCTTCAGCAATCGCAGAACGTGCCTATGGTGATCGTCTGGCTGACGTAAGTTCTGACGTCTACAACAACCTGAGAGACGCAAGTCTGCGTCAGTCGAACACTGAGTTCGATCAGTCGTTACGCTCTCTTGCTGGTGCAACTAACGCCAATAATAACCTCGGTAACACCTTTAACATGGGTAACAACATGGTCGGTACGGCCATTAACAACCGTCTCAGTGCTGGGAACAACCAGAACGCCTGGGATCAGGGCCGCCTTAACGCCGACAGAGCTGATTTCGACTACCAAACTAACTACTTGTATGACCTCGGGAAGGACTACGGTTCTTTCTTAGCCTCAGGTTCACCAGGTCAAGGCAATTATCGAGTCAACAATGTTTCACCAGGTGCAGCTGCTGTTGGTGGAGCTATGGCTGGCTATGGTTTTGGTAACCAAATGGGCGGGAATATATTTGGTAGCGGCGGTGTACCCAGCACGATGATGTATCCGTCCGGTGGTATGGGTAACTTCGGCGGCGGTATGGGGATGTGGACATAAGGGAACGATAGAATGAACTTCTTTTTCAATCCAAACCAAGGTCCAGGTGTCCTGACTAATAACTTCGGACAACCAGTACCGCAGGGCTACATGAGCCCCATCATGCAGGCCCAGGCGATGCAGAATGGTGCCACGGGTAACGCTCGAGGCTCCGCGAGAATACCTCAGATGCCTAACAACCGGATTGGTATGAACGAAGCATTGATCCGAATGGGTGGTAATATTGCTGGTGCAGCTTCGAATGGTAATTTAGCTGCTTTTAAAGCTGGTACTGACTCATTTGGTCAGGTCATGGATTACAACCGCCAGGCGGACATGGATCGATACAACGCTGAATATGCACAAGCAAAGGCAGAAGAAGATAGAGTTCTCCGTGAGCGTATCGCTCGTATGAAAATGAAGGCCAAAAAGAAAGATGAGGCTCAACCTGATTTCTCACAGATCAATACATTAGAAGGTCTTTTGAAAGATCTTCAGTCTCGAGATGATTTGACTGGCCCTTGGGCTGGTACTGTTGGTGCTTTCATAGACAATAAAGGTTTCAAGTGGTTAGGAGCTGACCCCAAACTGGCTGCAAAGCGCCTTAAACTTCAAGAGATCAAGGTTGATTATGCTTTAGCTAAGATTGCCCAAACGAAAGGCGCAATTTCAGATCGTGAGATGAAACTCTTCTTATCTCCTACACCTGACATAACTGACACTGAGCAGAAATGGATTGATTGGTTAAAACCTCAGTTAGAAGTCCTCAAACAACTTCGAGACAACGGCATTACCAAAGAAGCTGCTGCCATGAAAGGTATCAAGCCATCTGATTACGGTGGCAGTGTGGATGACCCCATAGATGCCTTGGTCGATAAGTACGACCCAGATCCTGTCGAATATTAACACTTAGGAAAAACTTATGGCTGATTTAGAACGCTTGAAACGCGCACTTCAAGCGGCTGATGCCGCTGGTGATACCGCAGCGGCAACTAAACTGGCAAAAGCTATAAGATCCTACAAAGCCCCTCAGCAACAGCAGCAGCCTAATAACAATATCTTCGATGGTATTACTGACAGTGCGATGCGTATTGGTCAGGGGCTCATAGATCTTCCTGGTACTGTTTTAGACGCATTTACAGGAAAAGAAGACACTAGATTGGTTCTACCTGGTGATCCTAAGCAGCCTTTAGGTATCGATTGGTCAAACATTGGTAATGCTAAGTTTGTTGGAAACAGCCCAGAGGTAGAGAAGTTAAAGAACCCGTTTGGTTTTACTGGAAATGAATTCGATAACGCATCTAAGTTCATCAAAGACAAGCGTAAGGAGCTTAACTACAGCCCTACAGTCTCTTGGGAGCAAGTTAAAGACGACCCATCAGCTAGTAATGTACTAGCGTTCATGGGTGAGGGGGCAGTTACCTCTTTACCTGATATGGTCGCGGCATATCTAAACGCTCCAACATACTTCTTGTCATACATATCTCAAATAGCGGAGAAGAGAGCAGAGAACGACGGTAGAAAGAACCCCACACCAGAAGATCTAGCTTATGCAGTTGTAGCATCTGGGGTTATGGCGACAGCTGAAAAGATTGGAGCTACATCTATACTTGGGAAGACTGCAGGTAAAACTGCACTGGGTCGCACTGGTACAGCTTCCTTTAAGGAAGGTGGTACTGAGATGATCCAAAATCCCGTTGAGTATGCTGGTGAGACTGTAGGTACTAAAAAGGGATTTGAAATTGCCGAAGCCGC